GACATCCGCGCTCGGCCCAGCATGCTCGTCCATGTAGTACTTCATGATCGTCTCGGCCGGCGCGCTGACGTGCGTGTCATAGGCCTGACCGGGCGGAGGGATGATCCGCCGCTCCTCGGAGGCGAACGCATCTACAGCTCGACCGCTGACGGTCATCCAGTCATTCTGGACCGAGCCGGACTGCTCCGACTCGATGGTCTCGATCAGGTAGAAGAGGTCATCGTCATCCGGAAACCACATGGCCATGCCCGCCACGATGCTGTCCGCATACAGGCGATGGCGATGAACGCGCATCTGGAAGGTGTCGATGCCCCACAGCCGCTGACTGAGGGTGACTGAGGCGTATGAGAAGTCGAGCAGTCCCTCCAGCACGTAGCCATCGGGATTGACGATGAAGGCCCTAGACACCTGCGTAGCGCTCGCGCCAGGCGAGAGTCGCGTATCCCGTCGTCAGCACGTCCGCCTCGAATGAGACGATGTTGGTCCCAGGGGTCAGCGCCCACAGGTCGCTGTCCGGGTTGAGCTGGGAGAAGATGTTGGTGCGCACACCCGTGGCGATCACGACCAGCTCGATGGTCTTGGTCCCGAACCCAGTGTTGATCTCGATGTACTCGGTTGCCAGGAACGAGCCGATGATCTCGATGGTCTCATCGGTGGTCTCGTTGATGATGCGCGGGTTGGTGCACGCGCCGTAGATCCGGGCGACCACGGGTGCGTCGACATCGCCGGCGTTGGTGATCTCTTGCGTGACCGATCCGCCGACAAACTCCTCCGTGAACTCGAGCGGGAACTCGAAGCCGCCAGAGCCCGACATGGTCGTAGTCTCGTCCTCCAGCTCCCGCCAATAGGGGTTGGGAGCATAGAACTCGATGTCGAACGCGGTGATGCCAACGTTGCCGGGTCCGTTGGGAAACTTGGCGCTGAGCACCCGGCAGTCGAGCTCGAGCGGGTCCTCCTCGTCGCGCAGGATCCGGAGGCGACCCAGCTCCAGGGTCTCGTTGTAGCGCGTTGGCTGCGTGGCGCACGCGCGTGACAGCGCCCGTCGGACGGGCCACAGGTCAGCCTGAGAGTTCGCCTGGAGGATACCCTGGACGACCACGACCCGAGGCGGCACGTTCATGTCGAGCGCCGTCTCGCCGGGCTGAGAGGGGGACTTGATCGAGATGGGTGAGAGACTCACGGGCGCGAGACCCTCAAGGGCCTGGAGCCGGTACGTCGCCGCCCGGCCGGTGGTGAACTGGATGATGTCGCCGTTCGGGGCGTACCACTCGATCGAGTTAGACATTCATGTCCCATTCAAGTGAGATGCGTCGGATGGCCGTGGTGGTCTCGCGCTCCACGTCGCCCGGCTGCATGCCGTTGATGATCTGCTGGCCAATCATAGGACGATCCCCGCCGCGACCTCGACTCGTGTCATCGTACCGATCTCGCATCGGCGCGGCCAGACCGGGAGCGGGCATGACCACTGAGGTCGATGGCAGCCCGATCGAGTCGCCGATCTTCGCCGCGCGCAGTGTCTCCTTGAACGGATCAATCCAGGACTTGGCCACGTTCTTCGCCCACTCCTCGATGAACTTGAGCGGGCCGCTCTTCGGCGGGCTGTGACCGTGGATCGGGTCGGTGGCGAACGCCGCAGCGTCGGCGACTGCCTGGCGTCCGTTGCGGATCGCCTGGACTAGGGCGCTGATCCAGTTGCTTCCGATCGCGGCGCCCCACGGGCCGGCGCTTCGGGCCAGTGAGTCGAAGATCGTCTTCAACGCCTGGAACACCGCGTTCAGCGCGTTGCCCAGCGGCGTCATCGCCTTCTGGAACTCGTCGGGCAGGGCGTCCGCGGCGGCGGAGCCCTCGTCCTCTGCCGTGGCGGTGACGTCCGCCGCGGTCGTGCCGTGCTTGCTCTTGATCAGCGCGAGCTGTCGGTCGAGGATCGGCTGCTTGTCGGTCAGTGCGTCCGGGAAGGCGTCCGCCGTGGCGTCAGCGTTGTCCTCCGTCTCATCAGCGATGTCCTCGCCGGTGGTCGAAGCATCAGTGAACATCTTGTCCCACTGCTCGGCGGCGGCGTCGCGGCTGTTGCCCAGGGCCTCGGGGATGAGGTCCTCAATGATGTCGCCCTTGTTGTCAATGAAGTTCTCGATCCCGTCGAGCTGCGTCTGGGTCTTGTCCCGCATGTCGATCCATGCGGCGAGCGCGTCGGGCCCGAGCTTGGCCAGATCGACCTCGCCCAGGATCCGCAGTCGCTCCTTGAGCTTGTCCGCCTGCGCGACCGAGTCGTCCTTGCCCTTCTTCATGGACTTGTTGAAGTCCTTCCAGGCCTTGTCGCTGTCCGGCTCCAGGCCCTTCAGCGCCCCGCTGATGTCTGAGGCCATGACCGTGAAGTTGTCCACGACCTCATCAGCAGTCTGCTTCGACTTGCCCGACATGATGAGGTCCATCTTCCCGAAGTCGCCGTCCACGTAGGCGGTCAGCGCGTCGAGCTCGTCCTGCGTGCGGGCCCGCGCCTCTCCCCAGTTATGCTCCGCGCTCGGGCCGATGGCAGCCAGGTCGACCTGGTCCATCTGGATGAGGCGATCGCGCAGGGTGTCCATGCGCGCTGTGACCTCGTCCATCGACGTGGTGGCGGTGTTCTGGAAGTTGCTGAAGGCTCCCTCCGCCCTCGTGGAGATGTCACCCAGCGCGTTGCTCATGTCGAGCGCGGCCGGATGGAGCTCCAGGAACTTGGCCTTGATCTCATCGATGCTGACACCGAGCATCCCGGCCATCTCGGCCGCCTTCTCCTCGGTCAGCTCCATGTCCGGCGGGAGCTGACCCAGCGCCTCGAGAATAGTGGCGCTGGACGCGTCCCACTCTGAGGCGATCTCGCCTGCGAGCTCGCCCATCACCTCGGCGCTGACGCCGAAGCGATCGCCCATGAGCTTGGCATTGTCGGCGGTGAGGATGAAGTTCGGACCCAGGTCACGCAGTGTGGCCTTGATTTCCTCCAGCTTCTCGAGGTACTCCTCTGCCTGGGTGTTCGCGAGCTCCGCGTTCTTCTTGGCGATGTCCTCAGCGAGCTGGCGCTCCGCCGCGGCCTGCAGCTCAGCGAACGCGGCGGCCTTCTCGGACTCCAAGTTCGACTGGCGCATCTGCCCGATGACCGGGACCATGAACAGCGCCGTGTCGAGCAGAGACTGCTTCCACGGATCGTACTTCTCGTTGAGCTTCTCAGCCGCGTACATCATGCTGGATGTCGCGTCTTCCAGGTCCTTGAAACCGCCCTTCGCCTCGCTGAGGCTCTTGATCATGTCGTCCGCGGCGGCCTTCCCGCGCGCGCTCGCCTGCGCCCAGTCGATCAGGGTGAGGACCAGCGTGGCGACCCCAGCGGCGGCCATGACGAACAGGCCAGCGGGACTGAACAGCGTTCCCATCACGGTCTGCAGGAGCGTGCCGCTGCGGACCATGGTGAGCAGGCTCTGGCCCGCTGTGAGCAGCCCGCCGCCAAACCCGACCAGGAGCTTGATCGCCGAGCCAGCGAGCCCAATGAAGCCACCGAGCACCTTGTTGAACAGGCCAAAGGCGACCAGCAGCGGTCCGATCGCGAGGACGAGCCCGCCGACCTGGGTGATCAGGGTCTTGGCCTCGGGCGAGAGGTTCTTGAACCACTCCGTCACGTTCTTCAGTCCGTCGCGGAAGGTGTTGAGCGCGTTGATGACCGGCCCGCGCAGCGACTCCCACAGGGTCAGCAGCGACGCCTGGACGTCGGACATCGCCTGGTCGAGCTGGAACTGAGCGGTCTCAGCGACGATCCCGAACGCGTGATCCGTCGCTCCCGCGCTGTCAGCGACACCGCGCATGACCTCGTCCACGAGGCCCGCGTCCTGGCTGAGGAAGTTCATCGCGCCGCGGAGGGCGCGGACGTTGGGGACCACGACCGAGAACTGCTCGTCGTTGAGCGTCTCGTTCAGGAGGCGGTAGACCTGGATGACGCCGTCCGGCTCGCGCGCGGCGACCTCTCGAAGCTCCGCCATCGACAGTCCGACCGATGACAGGACGTCGCGCGCGGCCTTCGACGGCTTCAGCAGGTTGGAAAAGATTGAGGAAAGAGATGTGGAAGCTTCGGCGGCGTCCAGTCCGGTCCGTGACATGACCGCGAGCGTTCCCGCGACCTGGTTGTACGAGATGTCGAGGTCGGAGGCGATCGGGAGCAGGCGGCCCAGGACCGGGGCGAGCTCATCGGCCTCGATGGTTCCGTACTTCACGGCTGCCGTCAGGACGTCCGTGGCCTGCGCGGCGGTGAGGTTCACGTCGCGGTAGGCGTTCAGCGCGAAGGCGACGGCCTTGGCGACGTCCTGCGTGGTTCCCAGTCCGGCGGCGGCTGCCTTCGCGGAGACCTCGAGCACGTCGCCCGCCTCCGCAGCGCTCAGTCCGGACGAGGTCAGGTAGTAGAGGGCCTCGGCGAGCTCGGTCGGGGATTTCGCGGTCTGGCCGGCGAGGTCCATGACCCGGGTCTTGAGCATGGCCAGGTCATTGCCCGTGACACCCACGAGCCCCTCGATCTTGGCAAAGGCCGAGTCGAAGTTCATGCCGGCCTTGATCGCGCCGCCACCGACGGCGGCGAGCGGGGCCGTGAGGAGCATGATGTCGCGGCCCGTGTTGACCAGCGACTGTCCGAACGTCTTGAGCTTCCCGCCCGCGGCGGAGAGAGCAGAGTCGAACGCGGTGGTTACGAGCTGGAGCTGCGCGTACAGCGTTCCTACGGTCACGCGTCCGATTGTAAGCGCTCGAGCGCGGATGCCCTACTTGCGGTACATCGCCTCGAACGCAGACTGAGCGGCCTTCGGAGTGTCTATGACACGGACGCGCTCGCCCGCATTCTTGCCGGAGCCGATGTAGTTACCCGCGGTGATGTGCGCGATGGTCGCGCTGTTCGGCGAGAGGCACCGGACCAGGAGGCTGAACCGCCTCCACGACATCAGGGTCAGGTCGGTGAGGAGGTCGATCCCGTACTCGCGGAGGAAGTCCGCTTCGATCCACGACCAGGCTTCGAGGAGGGAGAACTGGACTCCTTGGTCTCCGAGGTCTGGTCCGTCTCCCCCTCCGCTTTTGGGCTGTATGCCTGGATCAGCGCCGTGATCAGTACGGGGATCTCGTCGTAGCCGACGCGATGCTTGATGAGGAGCTCGTCCCACGCGTCGCTGCTCCCGAAGCAGCTCCGACCGAGGTCATCGAAGACCTCGAGCGTGACGTCGGCCTCGGCGCCCACATCGGCCTGGAGGCGGAGGACCTTCAGTACGGTGACCGCCGGGATCTGCGGCGCGATCGGGTACATGATGCCGCCGATCTTGAAGAACTTCTCTTCGCCCTCCGCTTCCTTGCGGAACTCGTCAAAGTCAATGACTGTGCTCATTACGGCCTTTCTGCTGTCGGGTGATAGGTCTCGCCACGGAGGTTCATCGTGTACGTGTGGCGATCGTTGTCGTCCGTACCGATGCTGACTGGATTGCCCTGCCGCACGAGGCAGTAGATGACCAGCGTACCATCGCTCAGGGTGAAGTTCCTCTTCCCGTGAAGGAAGTCAAACAGCGTGTCCCACATCTCGAGCGCCCACTGCGGACTGGATGCGTCCGACCGGATGACGAGCTGGAGATGAAACTCGTCGTACGGGAGGCTGCTGTCCGACTCGGGCCCGCCCGTGTCCACGATGGTCACGATGTGATCAGGACCTGTGGGCATCTCGTTCATGGCGATGTTGGCCGCGGAGGTCTCCGACCAGGTCAGTCCCGGGACGTTGGCCCCGAGGTAGCGACCGATCTCTACTCCGATCATCGGAAGATCCCGTGGAAGCTATTGGCCATGACCGCGAGGACATGACGCTTGGCCCGGTCGATCGCGTGCTCGAGCCACTTGCCCTCGCGACCGTTCTTGAACTTGTACTGCGGGTTCTCGTGAAGGCGTCGCGCATACTGGGTGTTGTATGAGACGACGGCGGTCGCCGTGCCGCGCTGCGACGCGCCCGTGACCTTGCCGCTGCGCATGAGGTCGCCGTCCTCGAACGGGACATGCTTGTTGGCATCGGCCAGGATCGCCTCGCCCGCCGCGATGGATGCGGCCTTGGATCGCTGAGCGACCGCGGCCTTCACCATGGTGTCGTGCCAGTCAACCTTCACGATGACATTGACGGCCATCAGCCAGCCGCCCACTTGCGGAGCTGCAGCTCATAGTGCGACGGGCGGAAGTCGTCCGGGATCGGGAACATCTGCGTGACGCGGTAGTCATTGTTCAGCCAGCGGACCTTGGACTCGATCGGGACGGGTCCATCCTCTGGGCGGATGATCACCATCACGTCGATGGTCTGCTCCTCGCCCACGTCGGTGATCAGGATCTTGTTGATGGGCTGGCACGATGCGCGGATGGTTCGCGGCAGCTTGAACGTGGCTCCCATGGAGCCGTTGCCAATGAACTCGAATACCTCGATGCGTGAGCGAAGGACGTTGTGCGGGACCCTCATCGCGACGGCACGCCGCGATAGAGGAGTCCGCCCATCATCAGTGTTCGCTTGGCCCGATCGCCGACCTTGCCGGCGACGGGGTGGATCTGGACTCGACCGGCGACCAGCGACCCGCGCAGGGAGGCAACGTCGTGCTCCTCCCCGACCTCGAGCCAGAACTCGACCTGGTCGCAGACGGCGTTGCTGAGGACTACGCGCCAGCCGTAGTCCCCGTCAACGTCGTCATCGTATGCGCTCTGAGCACGGCCCAGCGTGGCCTCATCGATCACCTCGCTGGCCTTCTGGAGGACGATGTTGGCGTCCTCCAGGGTCGGCGCGGTGTAGGCCGGACTGAGTCGTGCCTCGAGCTCCGAGGCCGTCGCGTAGACGGTCACGGCTTAGTCGACCGGCGGAACGTCGCCGTTCTCGCCATCCGGCCCGTAGCCAGCGTCAGCCGCGCCAGCGGCCTGCTCCCGAACCATGTCGACCGCGCGATCAACGAGCTCGGTGTGATTGCCGCTGACGTTCTCACCGGCGTCGCCGAGGACCTTCCTGAGCTCGTCGTTCTTCATCGCGTTGAAGCGGTCACGCTCGGCGTCCTCATCGAACGGGATGGCGTTGGCGTCAGCCTCGTCATTCGCGTCCGCCTCTGGGTCACCAGGGACCTCAGGGGACTGATCCGGATCGCCATCGCGTGGTTCACCCGAGTCCTCGGGCGGGACCTCAGGATCGTTGACCACCTCGAACGTCTCGGGTGGCGTCGCGCTGAACTTCTGCGCGGCGGGGTCAGGGACCTCGTCGGGCTTGGGCGGGGCGACGTACTCGAACGGTCCGCTGATCTTGTACTGCGGCTTCATCGCCGCGAAGTTCGCGACGCCCTCCGCGTCCTCATCGGAGACGATCAGCTCGCCGCCCTTGAACTTGAAACGCTTGTCGTCCGCGTAGAACGACAGCGCCGGGTAGACACTGCCCGTGAACTTCTTAGCCATGACATCTCCTTGCAGGGATTGGTGCGCACATTCTACGCACAGAAAGAGAGGCGGACCTCGCGATCCGCCTCTCCTGGTCTCGTAACCGTGTTGGGTTACTGCCGGATGGCCGCCACCGTCACGCCAGTTACGGCGCTAAAGTCGATGTAGACCTTGCCGGCCTGTGCCCCGCTCGGCTGGGCGAAGACGTCGGCCCGAAGGCCTCCGATGATCGCCTCACCGGTCGTGGCCGGAACTACGACTGCGACGTCCGCGACAGCCAGGCTGCCGAAGGTCGCGCCGCTGACCACCGTCACGGTGCGCGTTGCGCCGTTTGTGTTGCGGACGATCAGAAGATCGCCCGGGTCCACCCAGTGGCCGTCGACATTCGCGGCCGAGAAGACCGGACTGATGAGCCCATCCGGGTCAGCAGTCTGCGCGGCGAGAGCGGTCCGTGCCATTAGGCGTAGACCACGTCGCCACTGATCTCCAGGGCGGCCTGCCAGGCAGCCGCATCGTTGTGACCGCCGCCAGCGAGGGTCACTTCGACGGAGCCGTCAAAGGTTGCGGTGTTACCGCCTGGGCTGGTGATCCGGAACGAGCCCGTTGCGCCAAGCCCGACGGCCTGACCCAACGCTTCGACTCGTGCCTGACCAGCATCGCGATCACCCGTCGCGACATCCTCGAGGGCGAAGCCCGCAAGTGCCCAGGACTCGCCGCGCTGCGCGACGATGTGCTCTGCTCGACCGTTGGAGTCGAAGTCCGTGGTGTCGGCGCGCGACGTGGCCGGCGAGTGGGTCAGGCTGTTGAGCCCGCCAATCGGAAGCCACGTGACATCGTCGTCATCGAGGACCTCAATCGTGAGGTCGCGAGCGAGGAACTTCGTGACGGCCATGACTTAGTACGCCGTGGTCGCGTTGATGATCTTCGCGTGCTTCTTCTCGTTGCCGTACTCCAGGCCGATCTCGCCGTAGAGCTGCGAGCGCTCTGCAGCGCCGGTCTTGGCCAGCGGCTCCCAGAAGAAGTAGCCCTTGCCAGGAACGAGCAGGAACCGAGGGGCGATCTCCTCGAGCGACAGCGCCAGAAGCGTGCCGTCCGGAACATCGTTCTCAGTCATGATCGTCGCCTGACCGAAGTCCGTCTGGATGAGCGTCAGGTTGACGCCACCGACGTTCGCCGACAGGGGCTGAAGGTTGTGGTCGCGGATGTAGATCTTGGTGAGCTGGCGCTTCATGGAGCTGTTGCCCATGAGGACGCGGGTCTCACCCTCGCGCATGCCGCCGCCGTCATACGCGTCCTGGAAGAGGTCGTTGACCATGACTTCCGTGAGCGCGGCTGATGCAGCGTCGGTCACATTCGAGGTGATCGCCTGGATGATGCCGCGGGTCCGACGCGGAGTGGCGTTGGTCGCGGGCTTGGCATAGGTGCCGGTGAGGAACGTCAGGTTGACGTCACGGGCGACCTGCTTGATGTGCTGCGCCATCTGCCAAGTCATCTCGTCGCCAACCGGTGAGACGCCGCGGGCGCTAGTCCCGTAGCCTCCACGATTGCCAACGGCAAGCTTGGTGTAGGACAGCTCAACGGCTTCCTGGTGGATCTCCAGCACGTTGCTGGCGTTCGCGCGAACGCGCTCTTCGGCCGGGGGTGCATCCGCACCTTCGACGCGCTGGCGGTCTGCCTGTGCGCCACGAAGGTCGTAGTACTCCCACTCGAACTCCTTATCGAAGGCCTGCTTGCCTCCGGTCAGTCCGCCGATGGCGGACAGGAAAGGAGTGTCCTCACGGGACAGCCCGAAGAGCTCGCCGACGAAGTTGGGCATGTTGAACGTGGTGCCCATCCCGATAATGCCGGGCATGCTTCTCTTTGATCTCCTCTACGACGCTGGAATGGGAGGCTTGCGTCTTAGCCCGGGAATGCCCCTGCTCGCTGCATCTTCAGCGCCATGGCGGTGGTGTAGTCACCCTTCCGTTCCGCCTCGGCGATCCGTGCCTCGAGACCCTGAGTGTCATCGTTGCCGT